CGAATCAAAACCAAATTTGCCGGCACCCTCAGAGACACAACCCATCAAAATGAAGCTCTTGCCGCTGCTCTTAAAGCAGGTCATGGAGTTCTCTCACTCCCATGCGGGTATGGGAAGACCACCGTATCCTTGGCGATAGCGTGTACGTTGGGATACCGTACAATGATTGTTGTCCACAAGCAGTTCTTGGCGGACCAGTGGAAGGAGCGTATCCAACAGTTTTGTCCAGGTGCCACGATTGGTGTTGTTCAACAGGACAAAAAGGAGGTGGAGTGTGACTTTGTGATTGCGATGCTCCAGTCGCTCTCTCTCAAGGAATATTCATTCAGTGATTTCGACTCGATAGGTACACTCATTGTCGATGAGGCGCACCACATATGTGCAAAAGTGTTCTCCCAGTCCCTGTTCAAGATGTGTCCCAAGCATATCTTTGGTCTCTCGGCAACTCCCGAGCGAAAGGATGGTCTCACGAAGGTGTTGCATTGGTTTATGGGTCCAACATTCTTTGCGGTTGAGAGAAAGAACCAGGAACAGGTGGAGGTGTTTCCAATTGTGTACGAGTCCCAAAACTATAGAAATGCCCCACCGTGTACGCGAAATGGGAAACTCTCTATGCCCAATATGGTCACAGAGGTTGTCGAGGACAGAAAGAGAAACCAAATGCTTGTGGAACTGGTCAAAAAAGCGTCCGCGGGGACACGACAACTCCTCGTACTCAGTGACCGGAGGTGGCATTGTGAGATGCTTCACCAGTGTTTCCCAAAGACATCGGGCCTCTATATGGGTGGTATGAAGGAGGCAGACCTCCAGGCGTCTTCCCAAAAGAAAATCATATTTGCGACGTTCAGTCAAGCCCACGAAGGCCTCGATATACCAACTCTGGATACAGTTATTCTGGCGTCCCCAAAGTCCGATATTGTACAAAGTATTGGACGTATTATGCGAGAGACCAAGGGAAAAAAGAACAATCCCCACATCTATGATGTCCACGACCCCTGGTCTATCTTTACGGCTATGTATTACAAGAGAATGAAGGTGTATCGCCAAGGTGGTTTCAAGATACACGGCAAACCGGATATCGAAGAAAAACCAGACTTCCCTCAGGGAAAGTGTCTATTTTTATAATCTGAATAATACATATATGTCTGGTGCATTAATACAACTTGTTTCAAAGGGTGTACAGGATGTTTACTTGAATAGTGATGAGGGACATTCTTTCTTTCGTATGAAGTTTACTCGGCATACGAATTTTTCCCAAGCCCCCAAGTTTATCAAAACTATTAGTGATAAAGACCCACACATTACTATCCCTGTTTTGGGTGATGTTATAAATGGACTGTGGTGTGAAGGTAATGTGGTCGCATCCAACTTATTCTACAATTCCACCGTTGACCTTTATATTGGGGGTCAAAAAGTTGATTCACAACACTATGATTATTATAGCGAAATATGGCCAAATTACCTCGCGGATACAAACACAAAATCTTTGAACTTTACAAATAAACACAACCCGGGTGGTGCACCGGGATTTCTTCCCTTCCATTTCTTTTTTTGTGACCACGGGGGATTCTTACCTCTCGTGTCTCTTCAGCACCATCAAGTTGAAATAAAGATTAATTTTGACCTCACCCAATTTGAAGGAATATTGGACGCCGATAAACACATAAAAGTGTATGGTAACTATATTTATTTGGACACGGATGAGCGAGAATCTATGGCCAAGCGTCATATGGATTTTGTTATCACCCAAGTACAACGCGCCGAATTTCCTTTAAACACGGTATCAGATAATAAAATTGAATCTGGTGGACAGAATGATATAGATTTGTCTATATTTAATCATCCAGTCAAGTCATTATTTTTTGGATTTGGAACAACAACGGATGATGCCCCAAATGACCGTTTTACGTTTAAAAATGCAGATATACATCTCAATGGGACACCCTTATTAGAGAATATGTCTCCATTGTACTTTCACGTTGTACAAAACTATTACAATTCTGAACACGGTGTTATTGAATACCAGTACCCCACAGACGTCATTTTCTATACACGATTTTTTGCATACCACTTCTGTGCGAAAGCGTCAGGTTATAACCCATCCGGGACGTGTAACTTTAGTCGCTTAGATAACGCCAAGCTCATACTTCGTGGGTGTGAAAAGGGTTCACTCAGACCAGCCGATCAACCCCTTTATGTGTACGCGGTCAATTATAATGTACTCCGAATCCGTGATGGTTTAGCTGGAATTTTATTCGGTAACTAATATAAATGGGACGGACCGTACGTTTTGACCAAATTTATGTGTCTTCACTCGACGCAGACCCATTAGAACAGGATGTTCTCACCAGTGTCAGAAGTATTATTACTTCTGAGATTGAGGCAGACGAACTTGTTGTCCAGCGTTTAGGTATCGCGAATACGAATCCGACAACAAATGTGTCTGTAGGTACAGATTTGTTCATCACGAATGGTGAGGAAATCATTTTAGATGTAAAGAAGAGTATCCGAACGGCGCGTCTTTTTGCAGATGATAAGATTGGTATTGGTACGACAAATCCAACGCGAACACTTGAAATTCGAACATCTGGAGAGGACAGGTTCATTGTCGATACAAATCCAGATGCTGAAAGTTTGGTGACCGTGAATGGAAATACATTTTCAAGAAACTTACACACGTCAAATGTATTTAGGGTTGGGTCAAGGCTTACAGCAAACGCCACAGCTTCAAATATCTTGAGTGTGACTGGAAATACATACTCCACGAATGTACACGTGGGTAAACATCTCGTCGTTGGTTCAGAGGCTGTAAGTGGAAGTAATGTGGCGGTATTTAGAAACGGAAATGTTGTTGTGGATGGTGGGTTTCTCCAGATTTATGGGGGTATGAATATATATGGTAACTTGTCTGTAACACAAGGTATAACATATACAGCTGTGAATAATCTTGTGGTATCAAATGCTGTTATTCAGATGGGTACGGGTAATAATGGATTATACGACACTGGTGTACTTATGGTGGATGACCCATCACGTTCAAATATCATTGCTGGCTATATTCACGCAGATAATGAATTTGTCTTGGGAAGAACATTCGGTGGACCTGAGACCCAAACATTTACAGTCGATACCTCAAATACAATGAACCTTCACGTGTATGGTGAATTGTATACCGAGGGTCGTGTAGGTATAGCAAATACATCTCCAAATCACACATTGGCTTTAGGTTCAAATGTATATTTTGACGATACTGGCTCAAATGTGATGCATACCACTGGTAATGTCTACGTGAACAAACTCGCGGTTGGGTCGGGTGGTATCACCGTTGGAAACTTACTCTCTTTGGAACCTTTATCTGTAAATCCAGTTGTGATTAGTAGTAATGTTCAAATGAATGGTTTACGTACCACCGGTACCGCACCGTCGGGTATCGCGAATACATCCCCAACGGACACACTCTCCATAGGGTCCAAAATATTTGCAAATCTGAGCACAGCAAATACGTTGACGGTTGTGGGGAACACCGCGACAACAAGTCTTGTGACGGATTTGGTCTTTTCAAGTTCAAACATTACAATTCACGGTGATAGATTTGGTGGAGACAGTACGTCTAATGTACTTACACTCAAATCTGGACCCACGACATCAAATGTGAGCAGTATAGAAGTCTATGGGGCGAGTACATCCAATACGCACCAAAATATTCGATTTAAGACCAAAAATGTGGAGAGAATGCGCATTGCATCTGGTGGTAATGTTGGTATATCAAATACAAGTCCAACGGAAAAACTTACAGTTGCGGGTAATATCTATGTGATTGGAAGCAATGCATCTGTATATGGTAATATTTGGGGTTCAACCGGAAATACATCAATGCGTGTATTGTCGAGTACCACAGGTGGTGAAAATAGAATTGAAAACATTGTGGCCCCGGGTAAAGGTCTCAATTTTTACGCGAGTAGAACAGCCACAATGGGTACACCAAAGATGACCATTCTAGAATCAAGTAATGTGGGCATTGGGACATCTACACCGGTGGGGCGTCTTCACACGTCCGGTGGAACTGTGTTCATCAATACCCCAGTGACGTACAGTAATGGCTATAATCATTTGGGTTCACCTCTCGTTGTGACGAATACAAATCCAATTGTAAGTACTACAGATTCTCTGACTGTGTTACATCTTACAGGGGATGGTAATGAATTTCGTGATGGTGTTCGAGCGACATTCAAAATGTCTAAACACGATATAGCATCTGGAAAGTCCAAGTCCAAGCTTGATATATACCTCGCCGATGAAACGTACACAGATGAAAGGTATGTGATGTCTTTAAAAAGTGATGGTCGTGTGGGTATTGGTACAACCCAACCAGCTGCACATTTAGAGGTGTATTCGACGGGTATTGCGAATCCTCAAGAGAATGGTCTTCTTGTGCATAATCACGTGGGAGGTGATGCTATCGTATCGATGCAAACGGATGTAAATCTTGGGAATGCATTTACATCCTATATTCAAGCCGATGGAGATATACCCGTCGCAGGTTGGTCGACCGGTGTTACGGGTAATGGTGATTATAGAATTACACAAAGTCCATATAGAGTATATGATTCTGGAAGTGTTGGTTTATTCATAGATAATGTAACACGTAATGTGGGTTTAGGTACAGATATTCCTCGGGCCAAACTCGAAGTTTTAGGGAATGTAGTCATCGGAAATAAACTTTCATTTTTTGGTCTCAGTGGAGACGACTTTGGGAATACACACATCGAAGAGCGCCGATATGACTCAGAATATACAAAAAATGAACTATTACTCTTTAAGGGTAATGATGCGTCATCGGTCGACCAGGGTCCAGATAGAATCCGACACATCGCGGCAGAACACGTATTCCAAACATACACAAGTTCAGGTGAAGATTTTGGAACCATTCTTACCGCAAAAGATGCTGAAATAGATAAACCACTTGTTATTACGGATATCGGTATAGTCGTTGTCGGTGGACAGCGGTCCGATGCAACTGGTAAAGGTGCAAATACCAAATTAGTCGTGAATGGTGATATTGAGTTTGGCGCCGGGGGTGCGTTTAAGTTGTCTGGTTTTGCACTTTCAACGACGGAGGGTTTAGATTCTATTAATAAAATTAGAAATCTTCTCAATGGTACATCACGACGTCCACTTACATTTGTACACGAGGTTACTGGTGATGATGATTTTGAATTTGCTCGATTTGATTCTACAGGTAATTTGGGTATTGGTACTTCAACTGTGGGAGCAAATGTACACATATACAGTGCATCCACGGATAGTGTGAATCTTCTAAAACTTGAGAGCCCTGGGACCAACAAAGAGACCGGTATGCTCATATATACCAATGATGGGGAAGGTGGATACATTCGAGGCTTCAGTAATTCCACGAATAGTACGACAGGTCTCGTGATGGGTGTGTCGAATAACAGTACGATGACGAATTGTATTCATATGATTCACACGAGTAATGTGGGTATAGGCACAGCGACACCCGCGACACGATTTCACCTCTATAACGGGACTCCAAGAATTGAACATTCCACAAGTAATGTGCTCATAGAACTCAAAACAACTGGGGGGACGTCTAACATTATGTCGAGTACAACCGGTAATGTCTATATTCAACCACAGTCCAGTACAACATTTGTTCAAAGTGATCTCGAAATCACGGGAGATTTGACCGTCGATGGCGCTATTGATTTGGGTGACCAGGTCGCTATTGGTCTCGGTGATGAGACGGCAAATACATCTCTTCACGTGAATGGTGGTATTATTACAAACTCTGACCAGGTGGCGTGTAAAAAATATTCAAACGCAGTCACTATCACGGGATTCAACGACAAAACTATAACATTTACATTTAGACAACCGTCATTTTATGCTAAGATTTTTGGTATTTTAAGGCGTACAGATGGCGCCACAGTTGTGGATTCAAGTACAATGATTCTTGATGTTCAAGGGGGTACAGATGACGGGTCCTTATCCACTGTACCCATCGCTGTTGGTACGAAGAGTATATTTGGTGGGTCAAACTTTTACCCTTGGAGTCCCACAGTCACCACAACAGAAACAACCGTCACCATTTCACCATATGATACGGGTGGTACACGAACATACAAATATGACCTCGTCGTTGATGTAATGACCTCAAATGGTGGTGGACTTGAATCTATAAAGAGTGGTACTATCATACGCTCAACATTCACATATTAGATAACTTTACCTCTCGGGGAAAACCCAAAGGTAGAATTAGAGTAAACACTTACGCCCTGATGGAATCAGAGACGGCTAGGAAGAGAACGCCGACAATGAAAGCCATCACGACGTAATTACATTCAGTTTCTTCGAGACCCATTGGTGGTTTGGTCTCGGTCTCAGTCTTTGGAGCACCGACTGGAACCTGTTGTCTTACAGGAGGTTCCAGTTCCTCCAGAGGACAATAACCTATCATTTATATTGTACTTAGAGATTAATTTCTGTCTTCTTCTTCTTGCGACCACGCTTGGACTTCGAGGCATCGACATTCACCTCCTTGACTTCACCACCCGTCGATTCACCTGAGATGGACACGATGTCTGAAATATCATCGTCATCCTCCTCCACCGCCATTCGTGGTGTGGTGTTCATTGGGGGTGGTGGGGGCATCATCACACCACCCATAAGGCTTGAGATATCAATCCCAGGTCCCTGCATCTCATACTGACCCGTGCCTCCCACAGGGGCTGTATCCGCTGGACCAGATGGCGCACGTGTCGTATTCTGCATCGCTTGCATCATATTGTTCACGAGGTCTGGGTTCTGCTTGAGTACATCATTCATATTGGGCATCACAGATTTGAACATACTGTTGGTCAAGTGGAACATCATCGCGGAACCACCCAACATCATAATGAGCTTGACTTCTGGCGCCACATTGACCTTCGAGCGGTACTTGACGTAGAGCTCCTCAAAGACGCCATCGTAGTCATCCACATTCTCCATCACAGACTCAGACCAACCCTCAAGTTGAATCTCAAATGGATTGTAGCGTTTGTTAAGGAACTCAAGGCCAGTCACACAGGCCACCAACATTCGTCTTGAAAATCGAATCGATTGTTCGACATCGATGCTATAGGTGATACGCTTGACCTCAGTTCTCAATTCTTCAACATTGGAGTACGCCGTGAGTCTCTTGTTCACCGCAAACCCCTTCTTCTCAAGGCGTCCCAATTTATTAATGAGGTCCGCCTTTTCTTCATCAATAGACGAGTACCCCTTGGAGGGCATCTCCTCTTGGGGGCCTGGTCCCTCATCATCAAAAAACATTGGTTCGTCGTCGTCATCACCGTAATCAATTTCCTGTTCCTGTTGGGGCTGACTGGGGGCAGTTTGTTTGTTTGGATTTACAAAAGCATCCATAGCTTCTTGGTGCACAGGAGGACGTGGTCTGTGACTTTGTTGCACGGGTCGGGGCACGGGTTTTGGGCGTGGTGTTGATATTTCAATCTCATCCATCAGCGCCTGTTCGTCGGCGTCTAATTTCATCACAGTAGTATTTCCACGATCAATGACTATTTCTTCGTCCATCTACTCTTTATAAGGAAACTATTCAATTACCTTTAACGCACTTTAAAAAAAATTATATGTATACATTATAAATGTTTACCCTCAACAAAGCCAACCGAAATGCCGTTATGTCCATCTTTGGTTTGATTGTATTGATTTACATTCTTGGTGCTATCAAGAAGACCAGTCGATACCAGCCCAGACACATCACTGTGAAGGCGGTCAGTGAAAAGTCCATCTTTGATCTCGAGAACAAGTTGGAATGTGCCCCTGGACACACCAGTGAGGGTAGCGCGTATACCAAGAGCTTGACTCCAGGTGGCCTCTGTGGTGCCCAAGAACTCGTCGCCGACCACGCGGCGTATGAAATTGAAGATGGAATCGGCGGATCTTTAATCTAAAGTAATATAAATGGCTTTGGTGACTTCCCCCCAAACTATCCCAGACCTCGATTACGAGTATCACACCATAACTGTCGATACCATTGGTCAAGACAGTGCGAATACTTTTACGTGCCATCTCCAACAACCACTTCGCAATGTTGTTCAGGCCAGACTCCTCGCGGCGCATATCAATTCTAATGTATCCACCAAACATTGCTATGTTTCGATTGAGGAATTAGATTCCATTTTTTCTGACCGAGCATCCAATGTTCTCACGGGTCAAGCATCTATGAGTATGATTCGAGGTTCATTCGCGAGTCTTGTGACTGATGGTAATGCCCTCATTACTTTCAAAGACAATTACACAATCGCCACCCAATATATAGACCCAATCAGGCGAGTCGACCGTCTCAGTGTAACGATTCGTGATCAAAATGGCGCCACAATTAAACCATCGGATGATAACGCCAATAATTTCCTCGTTCTTAGATTTGTGTGTAGAAAACCTAATTTGTAATTTTCTTCCTTTAAAGTAGTATACTATGTCTTCGGGTATTGTTCAGTTAGTGGCGATTGGCGCTCAGGATGAACATATTACAGGAAACCCTGAGATATCGTTTTTTAATTCGTCATTTAAAAGACATTCAAATTTTTCACAGTCCATTGAAAAACATACACTCTATGGAGCTGTGAAAAATAATTCTTTATCAACGATTCGAGTTGAGAGAAGTGGCGACCTTTTGGGATACACCTTCTTGGTCCCAGATGATGGTACAGAGTGTGTAGACATCCAAGATTGGTCGCAGTATATCGACAGTGTACAACTTTTGATTGGTGGACAGGTGATAGATGAACAAGATTCACTCTTCTGTGAAACAATTGCAATTGATACGTTCGCACAGAATGTTTCAAAAAGTTCAAATGGACCCCACCCAGGGTTAAGTTCAAGGTCTTATTTCTATCCATTTCGATTCTTTTTCTGTGAAAATGCACAATCTGCGATACCTTTGGTTGCCCTTCAGTATCACGATGTGGAACTTAGAATCCGTTGGGGTCCAAATGCCGCAGACTATAACTGGGAAGCCTATTCAAACTATTACTATGTTGATAACGAGGAACGGGGGAACATCGCATCTCGCGCAAATGATATGCTCATATTCCAAGTCCAAAAGAATATTCCATCACACGAGCTTGTGCAGGAGTTGAATTTTAATCATCCAGTCAAGTACATTGCGAGTTCTAATACAGCTTCACAAAGCGCACTCACGGCTGTGGGTAACCGTATTAAGTTGAGTATCAATGGTATGGATATTTGTAAATATAAATGGGCAAAGACCCACTTTGTTGACGTGTCCCACTACTATCATACAAACTTTGTGACGTCTCCAGATATATTCTTTCACGCATTCTGTTTAACATCAAGTCTTCATCAACCCTCGGGGTCTCTCAATTTTAGCCGTATAGACTCTGCAAAGATACAAAGTGAATCATTACCCATTGTAAATCCAATTTACGCCGTAAACTATAACATTCTCAGGATAGAAAATGGTATGGCTGGGCTTGTGTACGCAAATTAAAATACATTAATATATAAATGGTGAAAAACATCAATACTTTCCATCTGACGGAGAAGATACGACTTGGTCGACATACTTCGGAAAATCAACCTGAACATACAATCGTTTTGAACGCGGGTAAAACTGAGATACCACACATAGAATCCCCAGGTTTCTATGTGTCGCCAATGAGACACGGTGTCTCATCGAATGTACTTATGTATAGCCCAGAGACAAAAGAAGTTGTGTTTGGAAATGATTTGTCCCTCCAAAGTATTACTGAATTAGGGTCTTCGTCAAATGTAAAAACACGTTTTAAACACCTTGAAGTTGAACAATTGGACGTGGTCAATGTGACCACAATCAACACCTACTATATAGACAATCCCGAGTTTGTGGTTGGTGATTCCAACTCTGACGCCCACGACCGTGCCTCAATCAAAATGGTCAAGGGTCGCAACGCGGTGTCTCTCGAGTATGATGGTGACCTCACGTTTCGCTCGGACACTCCTCTCAACGTCACCATTGATGGTGCATTACACAGCAAATCCTATTTTGGTGATGGTGGTCTCCTTTCAAACGTCACGTACGACCAATTGGGGTATGTAATGCCTCATCTACGCGTCACGGAGGATATTCACGCGCACCAGTATCACGGGGATGGACGTCATCTCACAGGTCTCACACTTGGTCAAATTGGGGATATCACGTCAAATAATTTAACAGTCGCGTCTGTGACTACCCAAGGAAATGTGAATGTCGGTTCAGAACTCCATATAGATGGTATAGTGCGTGCCTCACGTTCGGTCGTCGCCTATGAGTTTATCGGAGATGGACGACGATTGTATGGGGTGGCCCAAGAATCTGATTTGAAATCAAATGTCTCTAGAATTGAGACACTCGAACACTTGGGTACTACATTGACCTCTAAAGTTACAGATGTACACCATATTCCACATATTATCACCAAGTGTGATTCGTTAGAGTACGCCCTAAATGCCCTAGAACCTAGGGTTACACAGACGGAGAAGTTTGAATCCAGATTTTCAAAACTTGAATACATTCCAGATGTGATTGATACACATTCTCAAGACATTGTGAGATTGACCAAAGATACCCAGAAGATTGGTGCGTACATACCCATTATAATTCAATCGGATAGTGACGTGAGAAAGCTCAATACATACGTGCCCATCATTGAAAATAATGTTGGACGGATACTCCGCATAGAACAAAACTTACCACGTGTACATACATTGGAAACTGCAACGGAGCGTCTTGAAACATACATACCAAGAATTAAGAACCTTGAAGCACACGTACCAAGAATTGGAAGATTAGAAACGTATGTACCACGTATTGAGGCACTTGAACCACTCACACCCAAAGTTGCGCAATTAGAACAGCACGTGGACGTCTTAAAACCACTCACACGCAAGGTTGCGCAGGTGGAACCTCGCGTACACGCGCTCGAAGTACTCCCAGCACGTGTGAAGACTTTAGAGGACCAGGTTCCACGAGTGGACATTCTCGAAACCCACATTCCAAGATTTGAACCACTTGAGGCACTCGTTTCTACAATACATTCTACCGAGTCAAATGTACACACAATTCAAAATGAAATCCCACCAATTGACGCACGACTTACACACGTGGAAAGCATCTTACCCCGTTCTCTCCAAGATATTATGTCGTATGAAAGCAATACTGTAACAACTTTACAATTATCAAATGTAATAACGTCATTAACGACATCTGGTAATATAGGTATTGGGACAACCGACCCAACTTCGAGAATTTCAATCTATAGTGCACCAAATATTGTGTCTGAAATTGGGGAAGTCAATGGAATTAAGATTAATGAACTCGCTCAAATCAATGCGTACATAAAAGCAAATAATGGAACAACATCGGGACGACCAGGTGGTCTTGTATTCAAGACAAAGAGACCCAATGGTCTACTTGAAAACTCTATGACCCTTGACGGAAATGGATGTCTCACGGTCGGGTCAAGCACCCCACATCCATCAGCAGCTTTAGCCGTTGATTCAACGACACGCGGTTTATTGGTTCCTCGTGTAGTAGGTACAGATATCATAAAAAAACCAGAACCAGGTCTTATTGTATACGATACGGAAACAGATACATTCTGGGGATACAAAAGAACTGGATGGACTACATTGTGTTAAAATAAAATGACCTATTATATAAATGCCGAAGAACCTGAATACGATCGAAAGATCTGAAAGGATACGGGTTGGTAAGAATGTTCCAGACGAACAGGCTATAAATACGGTATTAATCAATGCATCAAATTCAGTTGTAGAAGCACCGATTAGTGGGTTTTATGTAGCGCCTATTCGTTACGACACGAGTGTTCTATCCAATACATTGGTATATAACACAGTCACAAAGGAAATTGTGGATGCTGGTATAAGTGCGGATAACCAAACACTCCAAGATGTGACTGATTATGGACTTACAACAAACAACGTGGTTGAGTTTATAAATACAACAACTGCGTTTACGACGATTTCCAATGTTGGTATCGCGAATACCTCTCCGATACACACACTTGATGTTGGTTCAAATGTGTACTTTGATGATACCGCGTCAAACGTACTCACAGTATTGGGTAACGTATCCTTACAACGTGATGTATTTATAGAAGGTAATCTCGCCGTTCGGGGAACAACGACGTTGGTACACTCGGAAAACTTATCGATTAAAGACCCTATCATTGTTCTCGGTGAAAACAATACAGATGATGACTTTGTATTTGATTTGGGGGTTGTGATGGCGCGCCCAGATTCTAATGTAGCTGTGGGTTACATTGAGAACGATGATGAACTTGTACTCGCATATACAACAAGCGACCCAAGTGGGCGATATATTGTACCAGATTCCTCAAACACATTGAATGTTCACGTATATGGTTCTTTATTTACAGACTCAAACGTGGGTATAGCGAATACATCACCTATACATACTCTAGATATTGGTTCAAATGTGTATGTTGATGATACCGCGTCAAATATTCTTGTGGTCCACGGGGACGCTAAGATTGACGAGAGGTTGTACGCCAATACCGTGAGTGTCTCAGATGTTTTAGACGTCACAGGCACTATCTACGCACTCTCCAATGTGGATGTTGCGCAGGAACTCAACGTTACCGGGAATGTGTATGCGTCATCAAATGTGGATGTATCTCGGGACCTCAATGTGAGTGGTATTGTCTATGCCCTTTCCAATGTGGATGTTGCGCAGGAACTCAACGTTACCGGGAATGTGTACGCACTCTCCAATGTGGATATTGCGCAGGAGTTGAATGTGTCTGGAAATGTGTATGCACTCTCCAATGTTGACGTGTCTCGGGAACTCAACGTCACTGGAAATGTGTACGCGCTCTCCAATGTAGACGTGTCTCGTGAACTCAACGTCACTGGGAATGTGTATGCCCTCTCAAATGTGGATGTCTCCAAGCAACTTAACGTCACTGGGAATGTCTATGCATTCTCAAATGTGAATGTGTCTCGGGAACTTAACGTCACCGGAAATGTGTATGCGCTCTCCAATGTGGATGTGTCCAAACAACTGAATGTGACCGGGAATGTGTACGCACTCTCCAATGTGAATGTGTCCAAAGACCTTAACGTGACTGGTGTTGTCTATGCGCTTTCGAATGTGGATGTGTCTCGGGAACTCAACGTCACTGGGAATGTCTATGCGCTCTCCAATGTGGATGTGTCTCGGGAACTCAACGTTACTGGGAATGTGTATGCCCTCTCGAATGTGGATGTGTCCAAACAACTGAATGTGACTGGGAATGTGTACGCGCTTTCCAATGTGGATGTGTCCAAACAACTCAACGTGACCGGGAATGTGTACGCCCTCTCGAATGTGGACGTCTCCAAGCAACTTAACGTCACTGGGAATGTCTATGCGCTCTCAAATGTGAATGTGTCTCGGGATTTGAATGTGACGGGGATTGTCTATGCCCTCTCAAACGTGGATGTGTCCAAACAACTCAACGTGACCGGGAATGTGTACGCCCTCTCCAATGTGGATGTCTCTAAAGAACTCAACGTCACTGGGAATGTGTATGCGCTCTCAAACGTGGATGTGTCTCGGGAACTCAACGTCACTGGAAATGTCCACGCACTCTCAAATGTGAATGTATCCAAACAACTTAACGTCACTGGGAATGTGTACGCCCTCTCCAATGTGGACGTCACTGGGAATGTGAACGCGTCTTACTTTTATGGCGATGGGGGTACGCTCTCGAATATAAATTTAGAACGAGTCACATCATTTGGAAATACAACATCCCACACCGTACAATTTACAAATAGTGGTGTATCGTTATTTACGGATGGTAGTATGGGTGTTGGTACAAATACACCTGAAAAGACACTTCACGTTGCGGGTGATATTCTTTCAGATGTAGACATATACGCCGTACGATTTTTTGGTGACGGTGGTACACTTTCAAACTTGGTGACGGATATTACACTTCAAGAAGCCACAGATGTTGGAAATAGTACCACACAAGTTGTTCAATTTACAAATCCAACCACTGGTTTTATTACAACCGCCAATATTTCTGTGGGGCGAAATATTGAGGTGACTGGGAATGTGTATGCACTCTCGAATGTTGACGTCACTCAAGACCTTAATGTGACGGGTGTTGTCTATGCCCTCTCGAATATAGATGTTGCACAGGAACTCAACGTCACCGGGAATGTCTATGCCCTCTCCAATGTGGATGTTGCACAGGAGTTGAATGTGACTGGGAATGTGTACGCGCTCTCAAATGTTGATGTTGCGCAGGAACTCAACGTCACCGGGAATGTGTATGCTTTATCAAATGTTGATGTCGCACAGGAATTGAATGTAACTGGGATTGTTCACGCACTCTCCAACGTGGATGTGTCTCAAGAGTTGAATGTGACTGGGAATGTGTACGCGCTCTCCAACGTGGATGTGTCTCGTGAACTCAACGTGACCGGAAACGTGTATGCACTCTCAAATGTTGACGTCACTCAAGACCTTAATGTGACTGGTGTTGTCTATGCACTTTCCAATGTGGATGTGTCTCAGGAATTGAATGTGAGTGGGAATGTGTATGCGTCCTCAAATGTGGATGTGGCTCAAGAGTTGAATGTGACTGGGAATGTCTATGCGCTCTCAAATGTGGATGTCTCTAAAGACCTCAACGTGACCGGAATTGTCTATGCACTCTCAAATGTAGACGTGTCTCAGGAGTTGAATGTAACTGGGAATGTCTATGCACTCTCTAATGTGGATGTGTCTCAGGAGTTGAATGTGACTGGAAATGTCTACGCGCTCTCAAATGTTGACGTCACTCAAGACCTCAACGTGACTGGGGTTGTGTACGCACTCTCCAATATTGACGTCACTCAAGACCTCAACGTCACTGG